GCTCGTGTTCATTCATCTTCCCCTTCTTCGTCCGTGATCCCGTAAAAGCCGCGCACATCCTCACATTTGAGGTGCGCCAGGTCCCCCAGCGTCTCCGCCTGCGCCTGCGCCTTGACCATCACCGGGCTGTCCGAGGGCACCATCCCCTCCGCCCATGACATCGCCAGCTGCTGGCATCGGTCCGTCAGGAACTGCCGGTACGCTACCGTCAGCGGGTTCTCCGCCCATCTCAGAAACTCGTCCCGATTGGTCAGCGGGTTGTCCTTCATCGCTTGTCCCCTTCATCTGCGCGGCCACGCTGTCGGCGAGCGCAATGCCTTCGTTGAGCATGCGCGTCGCGTCGGCCTGGATGCTCATGTCGGCCAAGGTCTGGCCCAGCGCGTAGGCAGCGGTTGCGGCGTCGATCAGCGCCTTGGCCGTGGCGGCGTCGGATGCCCGCACCTCGGCGGCGGCGGTCGTCTGCTTGATCTCCAGTTCGGCGGTCTTGGCGAGGCCGGCGGGATCGGGCTGCGGCGCCGGAACCTTGAGGAGCGCAGGAATGTCGGGAATGCCGGCCGCCTCGAACTCGCGCTTGCGGATCTCGAGCTGATTGACCAGCGGATCGCCGTTGTGGCTCATCAGCACCTGCGCCTTGGCCATCTTTACCCGGTCGTTGATCGCGCGCGGGTCCGAGACCGGCTGCACGTCCAGATCCTTGTCCTGATAGTCGGCGCGACCCACCTCGACCGGGCAGTCGTTCAGGTTAAAATATTCCTTCACGTCGAGGTAATCGCGGTTCAGCCGGCGCATGATCTTGATCTCGCAGCCGAGCGCGCGGTGGATGCGCTGATAGATCGCGGTGAACACCTTCTGCCCCTGCTCGATCAGGGCGAGGGCCGTGGTCGGCGCGGTCTGGCTGTCCTGCTCGCCGGTCATGATGTCCGACACCGACGTGATGCCCTTCACGCTCTCGATCAGCATGCCGAGCAGTTGGAACAGCGTCGCGTTCGGCCCGGGCAATTGCAGCGGCAGGATGTTGTCGCGCAGCGGGCCGGATGTGGCGCCCTCGACCCGCTTCCATTCACCCGGGGTGAAGCGCATGTTGCCGCCGCGAATTTTCGTGCCGCCGGCGAGGAACCCGCCCTGCATGTTGGCCAGCGTGCCGGCGTCGATCAGCTGGTTGATGATGGTGTTGACCGCGGCGCCGAGCGCATCGGTGAGGGTGCCAAAGCCGAGGTCGAAGAACGATCCGTCCGGCGCCGGGATGAACCCGTACTTGGTGATGTATTCGCGGCGCTGGATGCGGATCAGCTTGAGATCGGGCAGCGATGCGCCGGGCCCGGCCGCATGAACCTCACCCATGATCTCGGCAAGGCTGACCTGCCCGTCGAACGAGGATGAGGTGAAGAACATGCTGTCGGCATCGAAACAGGCCACGATGCGGAATACCGCGCCCTGGTTGGTCAGCGTGACGATGTATGGCTCGGCGAGACCGTCGTCGTCCATGTCGATTAGGCGGAACTGCTCGAGCACTTCCACAAGGCTGTGCGGATCGTTGCCGTCATCGCCGTCGTAGGGAGCACGGGCCCAGGTGTCGGTGCGGATGAACGCCTCGATCTCGTGCGGGTAGTACCGCTTGACGCGGGTGTAGCGCGGGGCCTTGTCGAGCGAGGTCGTGGCGATGTTGACCACGAAATCCTTGGCGCTGAACGTCTCGGAATTGTTCTGCTGGCACACCGGATCATGCCACGTCTCGCGCAGGACACAGCCAACGATGGGCAGCTGCAGGAGAAGCTTGTCGGTGTCCTCCTCCCAGCCCGGCACGTCGTTGAGGAACTGCCAGGTCATGTGCTGAGCAATCCGTTCGGCGCGCGCGGCCTTGCTGCCATCGGGGTCTGGACCGATCACCTTGCCCTTGACCACCTCGCCGCCGTCGATGATCGCGGGATAGGCGCGGGCCTGAAACTGGATGGCGGCCTGCGTCAGCAGCGGAAAGATGACGTTCGAGGCGTTGGGCCACGGGAAGGTCTTCGGCTTGCGGACCTGCATCGCCATATCCATCGCGCGGTCGTACCGTTCGTGGAAATCCTTGCAGGTTTCGCGGTCGGTCTCGAACTCGCGCAGCGCCTCCGAACCGATGCGTCCCACATCAGCCTCGCCCAGCAGCGGCACGAGGTTGGGCGCGCCGATCACGTCGAACATGCTGACGCGCTGGGCGGTGTCGACCGCCTCGTCGTAAGCGGTGTCCTGTTCGGCGGCTTCGGGCAGGGTTTCGGCGGTGTCCAAGGCGTGAGCTCCTAGTATCCAGTCACAGCGTCGGGTTCGGCGCGGTCGTAGTCGTCGTATTCGTCCACCAGCGAAGGGAGCAGCAGCGGGCGGGCGACGGCGATCAGGCCGAATGCATCGGCGCCATGGCTCGACCAGTCGTGATTGGGGCCGAGGCCTATTCCGCGCTCAGCATCGCGCTTCTCGTGATACCAGCCGATCGCGTCGATCCCGGCCTGGCACTTGCCCTCATTGAACAGCATCTGCGGGAACAGCCGCCGCGCCGCCTCGATGCGCTGGTTGGCTGCACCGGTGCCCTGGTTGGGGATGACCACCACTTCGAACCCGGCGTTGCGCAGCGCGCCCTCGTAGGTCGTGTCGTGCACCTTGTCGTGCGCCGCGCCGTCGTGCGGGAGGATGCATTGTGCCCGGCCGTAGCCATTGTCGCGCAGCCAGTTTACGTGGGCGGCGAGCGGTTGGCCGACCGCCTCGTAGTAGTCGAGCAGGCGGACCTCAGGCCCGACAAACTGCACAATCCAGATCGCCGTCGCATCGGCCTTGGCGCCGGTCCCGCCGATGTCCCATACCGCGCGGATCGTCATCAGTGGGTCGGCGGCAACGCGGCACAGGCGGCCCTCGTCGCGGGCAATGGTCAGTTGCCGGGCGTAGTAGGCACCCTCGGCTGTGGTGACGTATGCGCCCTCCCAGATGTGTTCGTACTGGTCGGGGCGTTCGCGCCGGTCCTTCACGCGCTGGCGCTCAAGGATCGCCGGAAACCACGGGTTGTCCCGCCAGTTCATCTCCACGATCTTGGCGCGCGGATCGGTGGTGTTGCGGAATCGCTGATTGGTGGCCGACGCCTTGCGCTCGGGGTTCCACGTCAGCCAGAGCTCGCTGTCTTCCTCGCGCAGGGTCGGGATCAGCTTGGTCCACGCTTCATCCGTGACCGGCTCGGCTTCCTCCACCCACGCCAGCAACAGCCGCGCTTTCGACTTGATGCTCGAAAGGTTGCGCGACAGGCCGATGAAGCTGAACGAAATCCGCCGCGATACAGTGCGGATGTAGGTTTCGCCGATCTCAAAGTGCGGCGCCAACCAGTCCTGCGAGCGGATCGCCTCCTTCACTTCCTCGATCGAACTGTCGGCCAGTGAATTCATGAATTGGCGCGCACACAGGATGATGCCGCTGCGCCCCTGCTGGTCCCACATGTGCGCCCGGATCGCGGCCATCAGGGCGAAGGTGCGTGTCTTGCCCGATCCGCGCCCACCAAAGGCGCCGCGCACATCGGCCTCACCTTCGAACACCGGCACCAGGCGGGCAGGGATATCGATCGTGGCGCTCGTCATTGCGGCATCACCCCGCGCAGGATGATCTCGTGCACTGCCTTGATCGCGCCGCCGTCCTCGTCACCGGCAAGAACTTGGCTGGGCTTGCCGTAGCCGCGATCAAGAATGGCGTTGGCGGCAGACACCCGGGCCGCCTCGCTTTCGCCGGCCACCATGATCTGCGCCAACGTCTCCAGGGCTTGCGGCGTGTATTCGCGCGCCAGTTCCTTCAACGATACGGAGGCTTTGTTGGGAACACCTTTCGGACGCCCGCCTCCTTTACGCAGGTTGGCGAGGCTGGCCGAATTCGGTTTACGGCCGGTACTTTTCCGATCTGCGGTGGTGTCTGGCCCGCTCATGGGCGAACCAATTACGCCTGAGATTCACCCGCCGCCATGTGGCAAAAATCAGATGGCGTGAATTATTTTGCGGGAACTATTCAAGCCGCCAGCAGTAGCGACACCTCTGCCACGTCGATCCCGATCGGCCAGCACTCGCGGAAGTTCGGCCCGAAGGTGGCGCGCAGTATCCGATAAATGTGGCTGCGGTCGGCACCGGTCGCACGGACGACCTGCATGATGGTCTGCGGGCGGTGCTTCTCGATGTAGGTCAGAACGCGAGCCCTGGTGACTGGTGGCCGTCCGCGCATGTTTCCCCCCTCGTTGCTCATTTCACCCCCGCCAGTTTGATCCACCGCCCGGCAAATCGGTACAGGTCGGGATATTTGCCGGCCGCTCGGTTG